TAATAAATGGGGCATAGATGAAAATCAAATTATGGAAAATATGAATAAAATTGCATTTCACGAAAGTAAAAATAAATCTGACGCTATACAAAAATCATCAAAGGCTCAATCTGGACTAGGGCCAGGAAGAGGATTGTTTCAATTTGAAGTAGGTGAAGGTGAAGGTGCTAATACTGCTTTCAATAGACTCATTTCTCAATTAGGCAAAATGAACGAAGAAGAGCCAGAATTTGTAAAAGAAATGCAAAATTTGCAAAATATGAATCTTAATGCTTTCTCAAAATCTGGATATGACGTTAGTGTACTATCACCCGAAGAACAACAAATTCTATTTTTAGGAAATCTTCTACAAATGCCAAGTAAAAATGAAGAAGGATATAGAAAAGCTTCATTTGCTGATATTGATACTGATGAAGAACTAGCTGAATATTGGGCTCAATATCATCACGCTGGAACAAAACCAGGAACAGAAGAATATAAAAAAATGATAGATAAATTCACAGAAGACATAGCTTATTATAAATAATGGCAAATTTAAATCTTAATGGAAATATATCCCAAAATGAAAAGATTCTTGAAATGGCATATAAAGACCTTATCGTATTTGGTAAATTATTTTCCCCACAAGACTTTTTAGCATCCGCAACCCCCGATTTTCATAATACTGTAGGTAAAAAACTTTTAGATAGAGATATACAACAATTGGCTCTTGTATTGCCTCGTGACCACGCAAAGTCAACCTTAGCAGCTACGGCGGTACTTCATAGGTTCTTATTTGCGAATAAAGAAAGCCCAGAATTTATCGCTTGGGTTGGCGAGGCACAAGACCAAGCAATTGATAACCTTAATTGGATTTCTAATCATATATATGAAAATCCTGCAATCCATTACTATTTTGGTGACTTAGAAGGTAGTAAATGGACTAAAACCGAAATTGTATTAAAGAATAATTGTAGGATGATTGCTAAAGGAGCAGCACAAAGGCTGCGTGGTAAAAAGCAATTATCAACAAGATATACTGGAATTATACTTGATGACTTTGAATCAGAGTTAAATACTAAAACTCCTGAAGCAAGACTTCATATTAAGAATTGGGTTACTGCGGCTGTTTATCCAGCGATTGATTTTGATAAAGGAGGGTTTTTATGGTGTAATGGCACTATTGTGCATTATGATTCATTTTTAAATGGACTTGTTAAGGGTCATAGCGAAGCATCTAAAAACGGAGAAGAGTATTCGTGGGATTTAATTACATATAAAGCAATACTTGATAATGGCACTCCATTATGGCCTTCACGTTGGCCAATTAAAAAATTAGAAGAAAGAAAGCAATTTTATATTGATTCGGGTACTCCTTCCAAGTTTTATCAAGAATATATGAACCAAGCCAAATCTCCCGAAGACCAAATATTCTCTGAGGAAGATATTACTGATAATTTTTACAAAGGAAACTTAAAATTTGATAATGCTGCAAATTCGTGGTATTTAAACTTAGATGATGGAAGGAAAGAGTATGTCAATATTTATATTGGGGTTGACCCTGCTTCAACACTTAGTGCTAGGAACGATTATAGTGTTATTATGGTTATTGGGGTTACCGCTGATTTTGATTATTACATTATTGAATATTGGAGGCAAAGAGTACTACCAATGGACTGCGCAGATGAGATATTTAAAATCGCAGAACGATACGACCCAATTAAAAGAATAAACATTGAAACTATATCATATCAAGAAATGTTAAGAGATTATGTTCATAAGAAGAGTAAAAGAGATGGAAAGTTTTTACCTGGAATTGAACAAGGTATTAAAGGATATGGTAACCAAAAAAAGAAAGATAGGCTATTTGAAGGCTTACAACCAATGTTTAAAGCAGGAGCGGTGCATTTAAAAAAGAATATGCATGAGTTTATTGGAGAATTACTTGATTTTCCAAAAGGAACACATGATGATACAATTGATGCATTTTGGTTATCAACTCAATATGCAAGAGGCAATAAAAAAGCTGGAAAAGTTAAAAAGGTTAAAAATAATAAAAATGAATGGGAAAAGCCAAGAAAACGCTATAATTGGATGACAGGGGCACGCACTTGATTTATATAATAAAATTATCTTATATTACGCATTATGATAGAAACCGATAAAAGAGCAGAATACACAAAAGAACTATGGAGACGTTGGTCTGATGCTCGTAAAGAATGGGAAGACCATGCAAGAGAAGATATTGATTTTTATTTAGGCAATCATTTTTCCGCTGCCGAAGCAAATGAACTTGAAGCAAGAAATCAATCAAATATACCTTTAGATAGAATTTATTCTGCTATTGAGCAGTTTAAGGCAATTATTACATCTAAGCCACCTAAATTTTCAGCAATGCCAAGAGAAGATTCGGATAGTGATTTAGCAAGTGTGTGGAAAACAATACTTGAATATGTCTGGAATATATCTGATGGTAATGAAGTATTCAAACAAAGCATACATGATTACGCTGTTACTGGTCTTGGGTATTTTTATGCATATGTAGATAGAGAAGCTGATTATGGAAGAGGTGAAGTTAAATTTACATATGTTGACCCATTTAGAGTTGTAGTTGACCCAAATGCAAGAAGTAGGTATTTTGACGATGCAACGGGTATGATGTTGTCAACTATATTTACTAAATTTCAATTATTAGATTTATACCCTCAATTAGCTGAAGAACAAGAAGATGGTAAAATGATGATAGATTTAGTAGAAAATTATCATGAAGATGATACTTATCCAAATCCATTGAATAAAAGAACTACTGGAACATTTACTCCTGATTATATAAAAGATAAAGACACGGGAGAGGGTTCTGAAAAATATCAATTAATAGAACATTTTTCAAAAGTTAAAGTTCCATATTATAGAATGGTATCTTTAGAAACAGGCGAGGAAAGAATACTTGATACTGAAAATATGGAGAAGTTTATTGCTGACCCTAAAATGGCTAAAGCATTAGAACAAGGACTTCTTGATGTAGTCGAAGTTCAACAAACAAGAATTAAATTAGTATGCACTGTCGGGCAAATAGTATTATATGAATATATATTAAATACAGATAAGTATCCAATTGTCCCTATTCCTAATATTTGGACTAATACTCCATATCCAATGAGTGATGTTAGAAAGAATAAAGATTTTCAAAGATTTTTAAATAAAACAATGTCATTAATAACATCTCATGCACAAGCATCTTCGGGATTAAAATTATTAATACCACAAGGAAGTGTTGATGATATAGAAGAGTTAGAAAGAGATTGGGCTAATCCAAACGCAACTATTGAATATGACCCATCTTTTGGCGAACCTCATTTCCCATCACCACAACCTTTATCTAATTCGGTAATGCAATTGCCTCAATTAATTGAAAAATATATTGATTTAAATATGGGTATATTTGAAATGATGCAAGGGAATACCGAGGTTGCTCCAAAAACATCTTCAGCAACAATGATGCTTGAAGATTTTGGACAAAGAAGAAGTAAATCGAAATTAAGAGACATTGAAGGTTCTTTAAGAAGATTAGGTCAAGTCATATATAATTTTGCAAAAGAACATTATACATATAAAAAAGTATTTAGAGTTGTGCAACCAAATAACGATATGAGTGAATATATGGTTAATCATTATAATGACAAATCTCAAGCAATTGGTGAAATGATGAATGATTTAACAATAGGACAATACGATATTAATATCATTGGTAATTCAACAATGCCTTCAAATAGATGGGGTGAATGGTCAATATATATGGAAGCATATCAAGCGGGTCTTATTGATAGAACTGAAGCGTTAATGAAAACCGACATATTCGACAAAGAAGGTGTACTACAAAGAATGGATATTGTTGCACAATTACAATCACAATTACAACAAGCTCAAGAAGCAGTTAAGAATTTAGAAGGTGATTTACAAACAGCTCACAGAGAGTCAATCTCGGCAAGGAAGCGTACAGAAGTTGAGAAATTCAAATCTGAGTTAAAATCACAAGAGTCACAATC